CTATTCTGTATACCATCTATTTTAAGTTTAGATAAACTCTTCGGTCTTGCCGGAGCAGACTTGTTAAGTGCCTTTTTCTTGTAAAATTTTACAGGAGGTATCTCTAAATGTTTGTGAACCATATTAATAAATTCGTAGACGGTTTTACCCATCTCCATATTCATTAACTTAGGATCATCCATATAGTTTATGCCACCACTAGGTCTTTTCAGCTTTGTTAAAGCATCCTTTAATCAAGTACCAAACTCAAAGTTTGTTTTTGGTATCTCGATTAATTCACCGAGAACTTCATCTAAAGAAGAAACTTGTACAGAATTAAATCTGTAATAATTTTCCAATAGACGAGTTGACGGAATGCCTGATAAAACATCGCTTGTAATCAACCCTCTTGCCTTAGTTTTCATTTCAAGAAAAGCTTTGTAAGCCTTCTGATTTGAAACATTGGTAGATTTTCTCATTTTTTCTTGGAAATTATAGATAAAATCTCTAATTTCATAAGATAAATAAGAATACATGTATTCTTCAAATTTTTGAAAGATACGTTGTACTGGATCATTTGATTTACTTTCCGCTAATAACGGTAGTAAACTATGACCAGGAATCTTACCAAAAGGTTCGATCATACTTCAAATTACTTTATACCAAGCTCGTCCAAAAGTCCCTCGTAAAGGGAGACTTTTTGGATTCTTGGTTAAAGTAATCAGGGCATTAGCATCCAAACATATACCAACATCCACCATATTCTGAGCTAAGCTCGGAAAATGGTAAACACTACGTATACTTTGTAAAATCACTTTAGGGCCGATTGGTGTTACGTTTTCACTAGAAGATAGTAATCTTTTAGCGAACTCGCAAACACCCCAATCGGATTCCAGTGACTTAGATAGATTGATTTCCACACCGAGAGTATCACGCATTATCGCAAGATAATGAATGGCTACTTCTCGGTCAGCAATCACTATATCATCTCCAAGGAGAGCATAATTATTAAATCATCCTATTTTTCCGGATCGCTTGGCAGCGATCTGTACTATAAAATGATGACTTAACGCCAACATAGCAAAAGAGCTGTAAGCACCCATTGGTTGCCCAACAGAATACTTTAGCTCTGTGTATGCTTGACTATTCTCATCCTTAATTACTCAAGGACGTATCACTAACAAGTCTCTTCAAGCAGTTGCTACCTCATTTCCAAAGAATTGAGATAACACCTGAACCTGAAAAAGGCTAGGTAAACGATCCGTCGCGGCACTTAGATCATAACTAACCCGATAAGTTCCTGTTAAGAAACTTAACGGTTTAGTCTGATCAAAAGTACCATCTTGAGGAATTAAAGAAAGAATTTTATTAATTTCCCGATGAAGTGGATACAGTAAATTCTGTGTCCATCAATCCGCTATTGCAAATACTCTAACTTTACCGGCAGCTTCGAATTTCTTCGATAGTTTACCAGTAAAGGAAATAGATTGACCTTTACGGAAAGGTGGGTAGACCACCACTTGTCTATACTCTTCCATAAGTTGATGTAAAAAATCAACATTATGAGTAGCCTCTGAATATCGTTTAAAAGCGAGAAACAGAGCTTCATTTTTCAGTATTCCTTGAGAATCTCAAGGAGCTGAAAAAGAAGATATAGGGTGGTTAGGCCCAGCTGTAGTTAAGTTTATAACTCTCTTTACTTCTAAATTACCTTTCGGTAATTCAAAAGTTTGAGTAAGAGTATCCCTCACCGCTTTAATTTCAAAAACATTCAGCAATTCACTAATCCCGTGAAAAGGATCAGTGATAGTTGAAAGTTTAAGATTAGGCTGTGAAGGTCATATTCTATATAAGCTTAAAACAGTTAGAGTCGCCCTTAATATAGTCCTATCACCTTTTTCGATTAATCGACGAAGGGGAGTAGGTATTATACAAGGGAGACCTCCTGATAATTTAATCGGCATTCCCAGAGATAGAACGATACCTTTTCGGTAATCGCTATATTCCTGAGAATACCAAACCATTACAAGACGAGTACTTTCTTTTAAATATTTAACTAATCAAGAGTTACCATTTTTAAGTGATAATTTCTTAATTCGTTCAATAAATATAAAGAAGTCTCCATAACAAGTGCTATCTACACGACAAGCTCAAAGTGCCACTCTTAACCATGCAGATAACTGAGTTATCTTAATAGTTAAAGTGACATTTCGCTTGTTTTGAAAAATAGGTTTTGACATGGAATTTAAATTATAATACACCACAGTGTCTTCTCCTTTTGGGATCTAACCATTGGAGGTAATAACATAAATACTTATTATTTTCATTGGCTATCCTGACCTGGGTACTATTCTATACTAATTTCTTTAAGTATATGAGTTTTCACTCTAGTCCATAGTGAGTCGACGCGTGGTTCCAATAAGTCTGTAAAGGAGTTACTACCTATACCTGCATACTTCTACACTTGACAACAATTATTTTTTAAGAATAATCTTGTCAACAAGTAGTTAGTAGGATATAGAATATGTAATTTTCTCGATCTATGTTACATGCAATTAAGCAAGAATTATAATCAAAATTCCCAAGAGAATAATATCAGATTGTATCTAATATTATGTCATAATACTCAATGACTTAGATACACACTCTGAAGAGGTCGATAAAGACTCTATCAAAGTTACCAGAACTTACAAATTATAAGTCGGTGTGTGTGGGTTGTATCAAGGACATGCGGGAGCCCGTATAGAGTTG